GGTGATCTGTGGGATATCAAAGATTGTGAAATCGTAGATGAGGAGACAGACGAATGAAATCACCTAACAACATAGTGATCGACAATATCGACAATGACGATATTGTTAGTTTTCACCAAGACTTGGACACTTTGCGGCAAAAGTATAATGTGCGTATTCGCATCAAAGACAATGGCCGCACTAATAAATCGTTACGTGACTTGCCACTTGCAAGTGAATGCTATGGAGATTCAGAATGAAATATCTTACTACAACTGAAATAGAGAAAATGAATAGTATTGCCAGTCGGTTAGAAGATGACGATATTGACTTATGGAATGACTATGACGCTTGGTATGATGCGTTCGTTGCCGAGTTTGGTAAAGAACGATTTGACGAAGTGTCCGATGAAGGCACTCCCTACGATGATTGGTTACAAGGCTTTACTGATGAGGAGACAACAGAATGACTAAACTACCCAAAGGCTATCGTTTCATTGTTGGCAAAACAAGCGAAACTCTCTTTCCAAAACTATCTAAAGGTCAGCATTCCGCTAACAATCAGTGGTTTCTAATGGCGTATAATCGTCTTACCGATAATGGTGAAATGAAAAGCCCTGATAAATCTTACCAAACTATTCGTAAAGTTGAGCAAACTTGTGAATGGGAAGTGTTGTAATAATACAACGCACAGAGGTGACAATAAATCATCTCTGTGCTATAATATTTACTTATCAACAACGAACTTAGGAGTTCAAAAATGGGTCAAGCAAAACTACGCAAACAAGAGATTGCTCAACTAAAAGCAAACTCAGCAAAGCAAACTAAAGAGCTTATCGGCTTTGGTACGTTCTACCGTGACGATAAAGACGATGGAGTAGCTATTAGCTTCAATACTCTAGGTAATGAACCAATACCTGGATTCACTAAACATACATACGAATCCACAGTTGAATGTGGTAATCGTATGATTGAAAAAATCAAAAAAGGTGAAAAAACAGTGGAATCAATATTCCAACAACTCAAAGAAGCTATCAAGCTTTACAATGTTATCTGCTTTGGGACAGAAGTGCGCCCTCAAAAGATTACTCATCACGTGACACTTGCCGATAACGGTGTTGTCAATATTGACCTTATTACACTGATATCAGTTATTATGAGCGATATCTATGTTCTAACAGAACTCGGAGTTATCAAAAACGATAACTACAACGGATTGCATATTATGCATATGACTGATAATCGTATTACAGCAATGTTGTAATAATACAACACACAGAGGTGACAATAAATCATCTCTGTGCTATAATATTTACTTCTAAACAACTAATGAAAGACTATTATGGCTTCAACTAAGCAAATGCAAGAACGTGCAAAGCAGAAAAAAATGTCTGCTAAAATCGGCAAACTCAACTCTATTAGAAATCAAAATGACGAGGCTATCGCTATCGCATTGATCCCTTACATCAAACAAATGTCAGAGGACAGCAGAGAAAAGATTGCTCAATCTAATGTTCGTTACCAAGAACGTTTTGGTAAACGTAATCCACTCAACTTCAAGCCACTATCATTGGAAGAAACAGTTCCATATATGGCAATGTTCAAACTTGAATACGAGAATGTTATAATGCCTGACTTCACTGATAAAAAAGTGCATAAGGAGTTTTCGGATCATACACAAAGTCTAGGCATCTATGCAGGTAAGACACTTGTTGGATTCGTCAAGTTCAATATGTTGACTGCAACACGCATACTTGATAATGGACTGTCAGTTGAATATCCAATGGCAATGATTGACGTTGTTCACGTGTTCAAAGAATATCGTAACTATGGTATCGCTACAAAAGTATATCAGACAGTTATGGATAACAGTGGCTTTGGCGAAGAGTTCCTGCGTAGTCATACTTGCCAAGCAGTCAACATACAATCAAAACGTGTAGTTGATAAAGCATCATACTGGTTATCGATTGGTCTTGGACGAGTGCAACCTCATCCACAACACGATGATATGTTGTATCTCAAAACTGGATACGAAAGTACAACTACCAGCAGAAGTATTACTCCATTCTTGTCAGTAAAAGCAATGGTAATGTATAAAAACGATCCACTGCGTAGTATTGGCTTTGAAGATATGGCTCGCAAACTATCAAACTCAGGGATCGGTGTAATGCTGTTAAGTGCTATGGAAGATATGGAATAACACACATTCGCAAGTGTGCTGTGTAGTTGTGCGCTCACACTTCTACTACACAGAGTTTTAGACCTTTACGTGGGGGAGGGTTTGCGAAACCCCACGCATTTTTTGAAAGAACATTATGATTTTACGAAGTGTCCTATTTTCGTGTTTATTCTTGTCCGGCTGTGCTACTGACAAAACAATGTTAGAACGTGTAGGCGATCATTATAACTCACGTGACCCTTGCCAATATAAGGGAAAGCCTGAGGGCTATAAGTTAGCTGACTTCTGTGGTGCAAACAGAAACAAACAAACTTATACAGTAAGAGACAATAGTGGAAAGACAGTTTACAAAGTTCAGTAAAGAAAAAGCCCCTAGGAGAATGACTAAAAACTCTAGGGGCTTAAATGCCTTTCGGCATCAGGGAACGAACTTATTATTATGAAACGAAAATGTAAAGAGACAATAAAGGACATCTACCTTGGCAGGTTTAAATGTTTAGGATAACTGAAATATGCAATTCAGGTTTGTCTCTTTACACATACTATTTATCACACTTGCAAATGAACGTGATTTTATTCGGTAGTGCTACGTAGCTTCCACATAATCTTACCTAATCCATCCATCTGACCTTCGATGAAGTTGATTAAGCCATATTGCTTAAACTCAACCGCAATGTCGTGGCATTCTTCATAATGGTCCATAACTATTTGACTATCTGCAAGTAAATCTTTGACCATTACCAATGCTTCTGGAGTTCCTTTACTATCTTCAATAGTACCAAGTTCCATTATTCTTACTAAGCTGAATGGAGCGATTGCTTGCAACACTCTAATGTGTTCGCCAATCGTATCTGTTGCGTCATCTGCAAACTCATACACTTCACCAAACAGTTGATGGTACTGAACGAAGTCAGGCCCAACTACGTTTACGTGAAAGCCGTGACTTTTTACATAATATTGATAGTTCGTTGCGAACAATCTTTTCATACATTCTATTAGTGTTTCCATTTACTTACCTTGTATTGTATTTAGTTTTTCTTCAATGCGATCTAACGCTTTGTTTTGATGTTCCATATGTGCTTGTATCACAGTGGTTCGTTTGTCTAGTTCATCTATCTTACTATTCATACTCATATAACCAGTGCCACCAAGACCTAGTGCACCAATGACTATCCAACTTATTTGTTTGAGACTGAATTCCATAATCATTTTAGAACACTATGTTTTGACCCACAGCCGTGCCGTAACTTGAGGAAGTCAACGTACCTGCCGCATCAGTTAATCCAGCAGTTGAGAAACTGGTAGCACCCGCACTAACAGTTAGACCACCTGCCGATACAGTTATAGGACTAAATCCCCAAACATAACCATAACTATAAGTACCAAGTAAAGTACCATCGTCTGGTACAGTCATCAACATACCTTTTCTGACACCAGAAAAATATGAGTAACCATTTATTAATATTCTACCATTATACCAATTGATATTATTTGATCCAACATCTTCTGCCGTACTTGGAGTTGCAGGAGTTAAGTTATAACCATTCAAACCACGAGCCCATACTATAGTGCCATTTGTATCAAACTTAATTACCTGAGCAGTTACTGGAGGTCCAAACTCACAACCTAAATAAACGTTGTCGCTACTATCTATCGCAATGCTAGTACTATTTACGCTAAAATTTAATTCATTCTGCCATTGCAATGTACCACTACTGTTTAGTTTCACAATAAAATTATTATTAGTTGGAGTGTCAGAACACGTTATATAAACATTGCCACTACTATCAACACCTAACGCTTGACCATTTACATCAACAGTACCAGTCGTGTAACCTATTCGTTTCTGCCACGTGATAGTAAAACTACTATTCATTTTTATTACAACAGTTGATTCTCTGCTACCACTTGACTGTTCGTTTATTAACAAATATACATTGCCACTGCTATCTGTTGTCACTGCTACTACTTGACTGCTACTACTTGCTTGATTCTGTGTTAATAATGCGCCAGTACTAGAACTCATTTTACCAATAAATCCGTCACTACCAGCTGACTTACCGGTGACAATTAAGTTAGCACTGCTATCAACTAACGCAACATCGTATACGTTTTCTTGCGTACTTGTACCAATAGTTCTTTGCCATTGCAATGAACCACTACTATCAAATTTACTAATATACAAATCTCTTTGACCAACTGTATTAGCGGTAGTCGTTCCAACAGTATATTGATTGTAACTACTATCTAATACCATATTGTTAGGTATATCAGCAGTTGAAGATCCACTTAAGCTTTGAGAAAAGATAGCAGTGTTATCTGGACCATATCTTGCAACAACGATATCGTTATTAGCTGTGCCAGGAGATCCAACCCAATAAGTGTTACCACCTAATGTTTGATAGCCCTGAACTATATCATTGACACCATCTATAAGATAGATGCCGTACTTTAATCCACTAGCACTGATAAATCTGAAACCACCAACTGCACTAAACATTATGCATACCCTGTTGTTAATGTAGCCATATAAAAACTACCATCATAGAATGCTGAAATAACATCCATTGATCCAGCACTAGTGCTTAATGTTTTAAAACTACTAGCAAATTTCCACGCACTATTTGCAGTCAATGTATAGTTACCAGTACCACCTTGCACTAATCTCAATGTAAAACTTGAACCATTTTGAACATTAGTTACAGCGTTAAGAGTAATGTTGCCAGTTAAATTCATATATTGTATTGAGCCATTATTTAAGTCTGGCGTAACATTGCCAGACACGTTGCCCATATCATACAATGTTTCTTTGAACTTAGTAAGATTTAAATTACCACCATACTCAACATTACCAGCAAAACTGGCAGTTCCATTCGCATAGAAGTTATGTGTTTTTGATTGATTGTTGATACCACCGTTAGTATCATTTACAGATATTTGAAAGCCGATTGGTATATTAGCACCATTTGCTGTATAACTAGCATCAACTCTGCCACGAATAAAACCAACACTGTTAGTTTGATAGTTAGCACCATTATGTGCAAAGTAACTCAACGAGCCTATGTTATCACCTGGATTTACACTTGTTGGACTAGTATTACTACCTCTAGCTCTAGCCCACGCAATACGATGTGCATCACTTAATGGATTACCAAAAGTGTTGATACGCAACATATTAATTACTGAACTTGTTGGGAATGTGTTCATAAATCCACCATTCTCTAACATAACTAAATTTGCAGTGTTATTAACACTAAACGCTATTGTGCCATTCGCAGTAGGGATACTTACATTACTTGTACCATTTGCTATTGCAGTAGGTATTGTGCTTGGAGCACTACTGAATACACCATTGCCTAATAATACATTACTTGCATTACCATCTAAATTTAATGTTGCAATGTTACCTAATCCAGTTATGTTGGCAACAGCAATGTTACTTAATCCACCACCATCAGCAAAGATAACATTAGCTAATGTTACATTACCATTAGCCCAGAAATTATGAAATTTTTGTGTATTAGTTGTGCCACCTACAGTATCATTAACTGTGATTTGCCATCCAACTGGAATGTTAGCGCCATTTGCAATATAGCTATTATCTACAATTGCTTTAAATCTGCCACCACTACTAGTCGCTAATGCTGTTCCATTGTAACCTAGTGCAATTAAATCCATTAGTCCATCGTTTGGTTGAACACTTAAATTAGCACCAGAACTGCCACGATATCTAAAACTAGCAATACGACTTGCATTCTGTCCATTTGCAGTTGTACCATAATTAGTGCTTATAGCCAACCAATTATTATAGCCGCCAGCCAATGGAGTTGTAAACATACTTCCATTACCATCGATGCGAGCCACATTAGCATTGCCTACAGGATTGAATTGAATACTACCATTTGCAGCCGTAAAACTAATATTGCTGTTGCCATTAATCAATGTACCAGCAAAGTTAGAATAGTTAGCGTTGCCTACATTAGCATTACTTGATAAATCATATGTAATCTCACCTGTAATATTATCATAGAACATTACATTCGCGGTGTTAGCATTTCTTACTGGCTTAACAGTAAATGTGTTTGCTGTTGTTTGCTCTAATGAGCCACCGGTAGCATTCAATATGATACTATTGTTTGCTTGATTTGTAAAGCCGGCTTGTGCTCCAATTGCTATTGCGTTACTACCCTGTCCAGTATAACCTGCGGCCCAACCAAAACTGATACTATTGTTACCTTGATTAGTTTGTCCTGCGCCATAACCTAACGCAAAACTATTTGCACCTTGAGTAAACTCACCTGCTTGACGACCAATCGCAACACTATATTGACCTTGTGTATTAGCACCAGCATAATAACCTAATGCTACTGATTGAGTGCCTTGATTATTATAGGCAGCACTGATACCCATTGCAACACTAAACTCACCTTGTATATTGTTACCAGCATCTTGACCAATAGCGACGGCATATTGACTTTGTGTGTTTGAGCCGGCTCGCAAACCAATGGCCACTGTACTGTTACCTTGTGCGTTCGAACCTGCCAGTGCACCAAACGCAAGAGCATAATTACCTTGATTAGCGTCACCAGCAAAATAACCAACTGCTAATGATTGAGCACCTTGATTAGTAGTGCCTGCATTTGCTCCAATTGCTGTTTCACCATTAAGTCCAGTATTTAAGAACTGACCACTTGCTAATGTAATGTTACCATTACTATTGATGCTTGTAGTTCTCAATGTGTTAGCACTATTGTAAGTATCAAACTTAATACTTGCTGGTATGTTTGCACTATTAGCAACATATGTGCTATCAACTACTACACGCATTTGTGTTGGTCTTGTTGATTGATAACTTGAACCGTTATGTCCAACAAAAGTTAATTTGCCCAATTCATCACTTGGTTCAACGGTTAAATTAGCATCACGGTTGCCACGGGCTCTTTGAACAAATAAACTGGATCCTATTTGCTGTAAATTACTGGTACTTGCACCATAGTTTTGAACAAAAATCCCAATTGTAGATTGTCCTAAACTTGTGTTAGGTGCTGTGCCTGGGACAATTTGAAGTCCACCACTATTAGTAAATACTAAAGTATTTTGAGGACTAGTGGCACTTGTGTTGCTCACCTCTCCTGTAGGATTACCGGTAATCAGATTATATTGGCCGCCACTCCAAGCCGCATTAGCATTAGCATTTATCGATACCGCTGTAAATGTTTGACCAACACTAAAAGCATTAGTAGTGCCATTATAAACATATCCAGCCACTTGATGTATTCTATCACCAGAAGATACCGTTGTTGGAGTAGCAACATTGCCACGACTTCTAACAACTCTATCAGCAGGATATCCTAAACTATTATTAGGATGATATATTGTTGTTAGTTTGTAAGTTCCAACATTACCAAAATTAGTTGCAAAAGTAATGTTATTAGAACCAAATTGATTTATAACACCAGTAGCGTTAGCACTGTTAGATACTTGTAAGTATGGTAAGTTGCCTAAACTTGTAATGTTTGGCTGACTGCTATTAACAACATCACCAGCAAAGTTTGCGTAATTTGCGTTAGCAATACTTGTAGACTCTGGCGCAAATATACCATTACCAAACAATACGTTTGAGCTAGAACCATCTAAATTGATAACAGCAATGTTACCTATACCAGATACATTAGCTACTGCTACACTATTTGCACTTGCCGCAATGTTAGCGAATGCGCTATAATTAGCGTTAGCTACTTCACCACTTACGTTAGCACCTGCTACTGCATTGGCTGTAGTTGCATACGTAGCTAAGTTAGCTGTATTTGCTTCTCCTGCATAAGCACTATAATTTGCATTGGCTACTGTACCAGTTATGTTACTAGCATTTACGTTAAATGCTTCACCAGCAAAGTTAGCATAGTTTGCGTTAGCTACGTTAGATATAATTGGAGTCGTAGCAAATACACCATTGCCATAAAGAATGTTACTTGCATTACCATCTAAATTGACAGTAGCAATATTACCTATACCACTTACATTAGCTACTGCTACTGAGTTAGCAGTGTTGGCTATATTAGCATTGCCAGCGTCATTTGCATACGTTGCATTAGCTACTGCACCACTTACGTTACTTCCACTTACACTAAATGCATTGCCTGCAAAGTTTGCATAGTTAGCGTTCGCAACACTTGTGGGTGCGATAACTGCGGCAAACACGCCATTGCCATAAAGTACATTACCAAGATTGCCATCTATATTAATTGTAGAAATGTTACCAATGCCGCTTACATTAGCTACTGATACTGAGTTAGCACTATTGGCTACAGTTGCACTATTTGCAGTATTTGCGCTACCTGCGCTATTTGCAAATGTTGCATTTGCTACTGCTCCAGAAACATTACTTCCACTAACACTGAATGCATTACCAGCAAAGTTTGCATAGTTTGCATTAGCTACATTTGATACAGTAGGCAATGCACTGAATGCACCGTTACCATAAAGAATGTTACTTGCGTTACCATCTAAATTTACAGTAGCAATGTTACCAATACCACTAACGTTAGCAACAGCAACACTATTCGCACTGTTAGCAACAGTTGCACTATTTGCACTATTTGCTGTACCTGCACTCGTAGCAAAAGTTGCGTTAGCTACTGCACCAGTTACATTAGATCCACTAACATTAAATGCTGTACCTGCAAAGTTTGCGAAGTTTGCATTTCCTGTTATAATTCCTGTCAATTGACTACCATTACCAATAAAGTAGTTAGCGATAATGTTTCCATTTGCTGTTAGTACATTGGCTGCGTAATCAAATTTAAGTGCGTCACTTGCACCTGCATTACCTAATTGATTAAACAATACTGCTGTGTTAGTACCAGGCACAACTAAGTTACCACTGATGTTACCAACTACGTTACCAATAAAGTATGGTGCTGTAATGTTACCACTGCTTGACAAGCTAGTCAGTGTGCCTACGCTGGTGATATTAGGTTGAGCATTGTTTGTTACAGTGTTTGCTGTGTTTGCGTTTGGAACATTAGTTACTGTTCCAATTGCCGCACGGCTAATCTGCACTTGCACATTAGCTGGTGGTGTTAATGCAACTTGTACGTTGCCTGTGTTTGTTACGATTACTTGATTAGCCATATTAGTAGTTGATTACCCCATCTGAATTTACCAAGAACAATAAGAATACTGCTTGGTCATATGCTGGCTGTGTGCCAACTGCGGGAAAACTTATCTTTATTCTGCCTGTGAAACAAGCTGGCTCTGCGGCACTAATATCTAAGTCAGGATCACCTGCTATCAAGTCCCAAGTATCATCATCGATAGTCATTGTGAAAGTACCAGCGGCATTTACTACATTTGTTATAGGTAATACTATTGGAGTAGGTGCAACACGATTCATACGCATTGTGCCACTACCAGTAGTTAAGTTAAATATGCCTCCACCCTGTGTAGCACTGATTGTAAATGTAGTTTCAGTTATAATTGTTTTTACATAGTATGTTGTATTGATTGCAACACCACCAAATACAGCACCAACAAACTGAACTGGTTGATCGACAAATAGATCGGCAGTACTTGTGCAAGTAAATGTATCATCAGTTGTGTCTGCTATTGTAATAGTAGTAATGAGAGGAACTAATGGATAATCATAGATTTTAAAATCTATGCCAGTTCTGCTATCTTGGTAATCTACGATTGCTCTACGAACGATTTGTGCATTGATAGTAGCACCAGTTAAGTCTACTGGTGTTGTGCCAGTTTGCCAACCACTAGTATAACTTGTGACTGTACTCCATTCGAAGTTCCAAAAGTCTTTTTGATTGTATATTAAGTTCTGCGCTAATACTTGTGCGTCAAAACCTGCCACTTGATTTAATGTGGCTTGTGTAAATTTTGCCATTTGTTTTCCTCTGCTGTCTCGCATCTTAACAAAAGATCGCTGACTCGCAATCTTTCGTGTGTGTGATAATGTATTTATGCGTTAGTATATAAGAACGCGGCTCCAACATCTGTTCCATATGTGTCAATACCTAATGCTCCGCCAATAATCCATTGCCCGCTATTATCAATATTAACTGCTAACGAATCTCCAAAACTTGCATTAGCTGTAATCGGGTTAGTTGTTAATTGCTGAATCATTGAATAGCCGGCATCAGTTTTTTGATAAACTTGTAGTATGCCGGCGCTTACTTGACCAGATACTGTAACTCCAGGAGAGGATATTACAAAAATATTTTCTTGACCGGCAACACTAACGCTTTGAGCAAATTGGTTAGTAATAGCGCCTGATCCGGCTAATGTGGTATCCAGAGTCCAAGCTGTGCCTGCTCTTTTAAAAATAAATGCACTACCAACATATGCTTGTGCATCATTGTTTATTATTAAAAAAGTAGCATCATAATTCATTGATAATGATAGTCCTACATTATTACTATTAATATTTGGATAACCACTAAATGTAATTGTTTGTTGAATTGCCCAGGTAGTGGATGCTTTGTAATAGATATATAAATATGCGTTACCGCTATTAGCTAATGGATCCGTTACTGCAATATAACTTCCATCATAATTTATACTTACAGCACCTATTCTATTTCCATTATATAATGGAATAGTATTAGTAGTTTGTTGTAATGTCCAAGTAGTTCCCGTTCTAGTATAGATATAGATGCATTGATAAGTTGTAGTAGAACCACTAGTATTTCTACCACCTATAACTAAACAGGTTCCATCACCACTAATTTGTGAATGGCTACCGAATGATACTGCACTGACTGTAATAGTTTGTTGTAATGTCCAACTAGTGCCCGATCTAGTATAAACATATGCAGGCGCAATATATGGAACATTGCCACCTGCGGTTGCAACAACATAATCGCCATTATTACTTATACTTAAACTATAAACCCTTGATGATGCATATGTATAAGTTGCTTGCTGTGTATATGTTCCGTCAAAATTATTTTTGAATATCCAAATACTACCACTTAAACCAAAATTACTACAAACAAAATATTCACCATTATTACTTACATCACAAATAAAACCAAAGGATTCATTAGTTGGTCTTGGCGGATCATTAATAATAGTAGCATTCAACGCATATGGAGCGGTTTGTGATAAACCTCTCCATCCATTGATACTAGCACTTGTAAATGTTGATTGTAAACTCATTAACTATACCTTGTAGCACTACCTAAAACATCATATGTTGGTGTTGTTGAAGTTTTAACAATTGTAAAAGTGTAAGAAGTATATGCGTTAGAAGCCGCTGTAGGTATTGTACCATTGACCCATTTTATACTTTGAGCGGCGCTATCAATTGTTATTGATGAAATGCTATATGATGTTGTTCCATTTTTAAACACATAGGTAGAAGTAATACTGTGGCTATTAGCCAACAATGTATTTAATGATACACTTGAATTTCCTCTAAAATTTAAAATCAAATTAGCAGATGCATTTGCAGTGCTATATTTTATAGCTGAATTAATCAAATCCATATTGTATGTGCCGGTTTGTGCACCTATAATACTAAGATTTTCAATACCGTATATCACATTACCTAGTGATCCTAAATAACTATCTGCGGCAATGTTACCAGTTACTGCTAGACTAGTTAATGTACCGACGCTTGTTATATTAGGTTGAGCATTAGTAGTTACAGTGCCGGCACTTATGGCATATGTTGCGTTCGCTACTGTTCCACTTACATTGGCGCCAGCTACTGCATTTGCAGTTGTAGCATAATTAGCCAAATATGCAGTTTGAACATTACCGGTAACGTTACCAGTTACTGCTAAATTACCTGGCATCGCAACATTACCACTTACTTCATTAAATGTAAATCCAACGTTACCGCCAAATAAACCATTATCATTGTATTGTATTTGTGTATTGCTACCACCAGGCGATCCATTACCACCGCCACCTGTTTGTGCTGTCCAAGCTAAATTACCAGCACCATCAGTTTGCAACACATAACCATTTGTGCCACCTGTAATCTTTAAATTAGCAACATTGCCCAATGTCAGATTTCCACCGGTATACGTGGCAGTTGGTATGCCTGCTAATATACCACCATTATTATATTGCAGTTGAGTTATATTCCCTCCAGCTAATGGTTGAAAATTAGGATTAAAAGTCAACTGTATATCAGTTGGCGTAAATGTTATATCGTTAGGCTCAACAGTAAAATTAATATTGTTGTTAGCAACGGTAAAATCTAAATTTATATCAGACATTATTGATACCTTACAATCATTCCGATCGGTTCTTTACTTACACTTACTCGTGTGCTTAATGCATCAGTGCGTGTTACGGTCATAGTAACAACAGCAATATTTGTGTTGGCCGCACTGTTAGCTAATGTAATTACTGGCCCACCACCTACTGCGCCGGTTAAGTCTGCTGGTATATACAAATAACCTATACCAGTTGCAGGAGTAGTAAATGCGGCTGTTAAATTACCACCAGTGTATGTGTTACCACTTAATGTTAAATTACCTACCACAATTTCTGTTGGTATCACAGCATCATACGTAATATTATCAGCCACATAATATTTTACGCCTGTTCCTAATGTCCAACTAGTTGTATTGATTGCATTACCAACACTATCAGTAAACTGAAAAGGAAAAGTATAAGCTTCCCCTGTGTATATTTCTATACATTGCATCTCTGTGCCAGCGATTGTAATCGTCTTTGCGCCGTTTAATAGTAAACTCATTTTCTTTTCCTTATATTCTATTTATTGTTTTTAACTAGCTATTAATATGTAAGCTGTAAGTTGCACTATAGTTACATTAGAACCAGGCGTAATGTTGCGAAATAACAAACCAGTAGCATCAGATGTGCTAGTAGAAAAACCTCCCATATCATAATTTATATTATGAGGGACAGGTGCTACTGTAGCCAAAGTGTAAGTGCCAGTATTATTATCATCTCCGTTATAATTGCCGGTACCGGGATAATAAGTGCCTGCTGTCATTTGTATTACAGTATTAGGAGTATCAGTTAATAATTGCAGGGTATAACTTGTATACACGTTCGCTCCTGCAGGTACGGCAACTCCGTACGCATTTCTGCTTACATCCCACCATCCATTCACGCCCTGGCCAAAGCCTACTATACCTGTAGTAAAGAAAGACGCATTGCTAGGCGTAAAACTAGCAGTGCTATTAGCCGCATAACCATCTAATGTGCTTGAGGTACCTTGATACCAAGGATATATTTTAGTTGGGCTTAAAGTATAACCCGGTATAATGCAGGCTTCGTATAAGGTTCTACTTGCAACTGGTACTGGCAAATATGGAGCTCCACCGGGGTTTGTTACGCTAAAGCTAATGAATCTTTGATTTAATATGCTTCCACCTCCTCCACCAGTACCATTAGCCGCACTTGTAATTAAACCCTGTGCGTTAACTGTAAGGTTTGTGCTTGTATACGAACCTGCAGTAACTCCAGAATTACCAAGAGAATTTGCAGTGATAGTACCTGCGGCAAAAGCCGTACCAAGTAGTGATCCCGCTAAAATATTAGTATTAGTAATAGCATTGGCCTGTATCATACTATTAGCACCGCTTGCGCCACCAGTAACGCTGTTTGCTTGTAGACCTGCTGTCCAATTGAATGCACCAGAACTATAAGACTGCACACCAGTTGTTGTTGTGCGAGCAGTTACGCTACCATAGTATGTTCCTACTTTCTGATCGTTAACAGTAATACTTAATGTTTCGCCAGCAGTAAAGGGAACACCAGCACCACTTTGTAATGTAGTATAAAGTTTATGTGTTTCAACGTTACTACTATTGCCTAAGTTAAAATCAAACATAGTAATGCTACCAACACTAGGCACAGAACTAGTCATACTGAATGAAGCAACTGCACCGCTATTAGCTAATACAACATTTGCAATAATAGGTGCATCTGGTCTACCTAATATGTTTGGATCAGTCAATCCTGTATTGTCTGCCGCTATAAAATCTTGAATTGGATTGTCAGCATAGATTGTTGCATTGTATTCAAATGCAGATATCTTTACGCCCAATGTGCCATCATCAATTTTTGCTTCTTGCACTTGAGATACACGGAATAGTTTGCCTTCGCCACTGTTCATTACATCCCAAGCATATGGTTCAAACTTAACTGTAATAACATCACCAGCTTCAATCTGTATACCACTATAATCTAATGTAAAATCAATAACTAAATCTTCACGACTCTGTAATAATCTACGTTGACCTAGATATACAGATTGAATGTAGTTGTTAACTTGTCCATACTGCACAGTCAATATATTTTCTGGTTCGTTAGGACTCATCACTTCAGGCGCATAGTCAACTAACTTAAATGTTGCATAGTCTGTTTGATCCTTTACTACATTGTTAGGATATTGAACTTCTAATATGTTGTAAGCACTATTCAAGTCAATAGGATTAACGTTGATACCACTCATTAGATTGCTATCTGTTACTTTATATAAATCACCTATTGCACCATCAAATTCTTTGTTGATAACAACTTTCCATTGACCAGTAAGTTCATTATACTGTAGCCAACTATCACAATCGTCAACTAACTGCTGTAAGTTAGCTAAACAGTTTTGACCTGTATTGATAGGGCCATTGATTTTATATCTATCTTGTGTTGCCGCAGGTGTTACTGGATATCCAACAGGATAATACGTAATCTGTTCTGCTGAATAAACATCTAGTGCAGTTAAACTAGCAGTGTCAATTTGAGCTATAGGAATAGCGCAACCATATCTTACATTTTGTAAATAATCTTTTATAACAGAACCAGGCTCATCCAAACTGTTAGTTAATTCAACGCTCATTTGTTTTAATGAAGTAGTTCCTGCGTTATCATTGTATATTACTTTAACTACAATAAACGCTAAGTTTGACATTTGCGCTGATTGACCGCCAGTCGTATACAATGCACTATCCCACTGCAAATCATCAGGAATACCAGCGTCACTTAACAGTGTAATTGCATTTGCACCACCAGTGCTTATACCACTGCTAGATCCATTAGGAAATTTCCACATATACAGTTGACCACTAATCTTGTCGTCTACTTGCGCTGGATCGCTATTTGTAACTAACTGTGTAACCTTACTTGTATCTGTGCCATCAAATACAACACGTTTACCTTCGTAATAGATATCACCGAATGTGTAACTACCAGTATCTGTTACTTCAGCTAATGTGCAAACATACCACATAGTACGTTGGTCTTCGCTAATCTTAGCATCTGTTATGATTGGTGCAACGTATGCTGTACCATATACTACTGGAACTTTGTTATTACTTGCTGGTGGTAATTGAATTCTAGCACCAGTGTCTTGTGTACCAGCCGCGTTTGTGCCTGCACGATTACCTATTAGTTTAGTAATACCAATCGTCAATAATGTTCTTGCGGCAAAGCCTGCAATCGCACCAAAGATACCACCACCTACTGCCGCTGATACAGTTGCCGCTATAGCTGTAAAAATTGCCATATTATACTCCTGCTACCCAGACTTCTTCAGTCTTTTTATAGCCAAATTTAGTAAAATCTAAATCTGGACTGTTAACCATTTTAGTCATTGTATACATATTGATTTTATTTTCATTAACTAACTCTTGTGCTAATTTGTTATATTGTAACAACAACTTATATCCTGCACTAGAACCTCGATACTGTGGCTCTACCCAATAAACTAATTCACGTAGTACTTTTAAGTTTGGATCCCATATGTTTTGATCCTTAACGCCTATAATCATACCAGCAGTATTTTTATCTTCTGCTATCAATGCGACACCGCCGCCTAAAATAATATGATGAAATAATTTGCTAATGTATTCTTCATTATTGCATTCACGCATCATTTCAATAGGAGTGTTACTGCGAAAATTACGCAACATATCTAACACATTTGGTAAATCAAATTTATTTGCTTGTCTTATTTTCATTTGTTAAAGTCCATCACTTATTTGCTGATAGCTTTCAGTTGTTTGTGTTGCTTCTACTTGTGCTTGACTACTAGTTGAAGCTTTTCTTAATGGTGTTTTACCAAAATCAAAGTTTTGATCCGAGATACTGTAAATGTTATTCATACTACTATCTGTTGAATTAAAATATGTCCAACTTGCAGGATTTGTTTTACGACCACTGATACGATTTTCTAATACTGCTCTAAAGCTACTTGCATTCAATGTTACTGTAAAGTTATCACTATCATCTAGTGTATCCATATCTTCACTAATGTTATAGCTTGTTACAATACCTGTAAATCTGTGAGCATTGCTTGTTAATATACCATTAGCGTCATAGAAGCCACGTATAATTTCTAACTTACTACCTTTTACTTTTTCAGCCAATACAAGCTGAATGTTGTTACCATCGATGCCACTTAAACTTAAACTTGTATCTGCTGATGTAGCACGAATGTCACGCTGTTGAATACCAACAGCTAATAGTCCACCTAATGGAGTATATGTTTGTCCACTAATAGTTTCAGTCTTATAAGCACTTGAGAACGTATGAATAGTAACGTTTGATGTATTTGCAACATCATTGTATATTGTAAGTTTTACAAATTCTGCATTATATAAAACTAATGGATCATTTGCAACTGCTGGTATATTTTGCATTAGGCTGCTCCTACCCATTCATATAATTCAAATGCATCACTAAATTCTAAGTAAGCATTGTTGATAAGTGTTGACCCACTCATTGCTTGTCCACCTGGTTTCAATACATACGTTGGCATATTAGGACAGAACATATTGAACTGACAGCTATTACCAACGATGATACCTTCGCCTGTTAATGATCCAGTCAATATATTAGGTCTATTTGTTGTAACTACAACAGTAGAACCACTACCACGTAGCACTTGCGTTGTGCTTGTAAACGGATATGGATATTCGTTTAATGAACCAATCTGTATTAAATCGTTCGGCTTGAACAATATTGCAGTGCTTGCCGCTGTAATACCACTAACGTTTAATGTTAGTTGATTGCCAACAAAACTTGTTACAGTAATTGTGTTTAATTGTGCAGTACTCATTACACCTTGATATCTAAAGATCCAATTTAATGCAGGTAGATTACTGAACGTTATAACTTCAGGTGTAATTCTATCTAATGTGTCTAGTGCTTCCATCAAGTCACGTGCTTGATAATACTTAAAACGACTAGGCACTTCTAATGTCATACGCCAGGGATTTAATGTAGGTGTAGCACTAACACGTGGTATTTCGTTACGTGTATATTGTATACCAACCATCTTTCTACGATTAATTTCTAAACTATTACTGAAATTTAATATTGTTTGCAAACCTGCCATATATTTCCTTATCTGTTACCATATGGTAATTCTTTTTGTGCTAATTGTGTAGCACCTAATAAACTTCTGCGATTGTCAGCAAATAGTTTAGCGACACTCTGTCCATCTACTGCTGATATGTTATTGTTTGTTATATAGTTATTTACTGTGCTTCCCATACCACCACCATTAGGTACGATTGTACCACTTGATTTAGGTACGAACAACTCAGGTCCATTCTCACCTACAATGCTTGCTTTACCTACTGGAGGTTGACCACCATCTGCAAAGAAGCCACCAAAGAAACTTCCAATCGTACTCAATATACCACCAGCACCACCAGCACCTTTAAATGCTTGCATTGCCATTGTTGCTTGCGCTCTTAACTCAATCTTTAATAAATCTTTGATAACACTTGTAGCAAAATCACCAAAGCTAAATTTACCTTCGTCAACAAACTTATCAATAGCACTATTCATACCTTGAGTAACTGCATTAAACTGTTCACCAGCAATCTTGTATGCATTGGTTGCATTATCTAAGTAACTATCAAATGCATCTTGCCATCCTGTCGCCCAATCACGGCTTTGCGTTGCGTCTGCTAATTTAGATTCACGTAGTGCCTCGCTCTGAGCATACATTTTTGCTAATTCACTATTCATCTGCTCTATGTTTCTAAAGCCATCTTCTGTTTCAAACACAGACATAATCTTACCTGCGGCTTGCGCTTGGAATTCATCAACTGCTTTGTTAACATCGTTTAACATCTGTTGTACAGGTGATTGACCACGTTGCATATTCTTGTAATCAATGTCTTTCATCTGTTTTGCAATGTCGCCGTGAATGCCGCTAGTAGCTTCTGCGGCTTGTTTCTGTAATTCCATTGCGCTTGTGATACGTTCTATAACGTTTAATCTGTCTTTTTCTTTTAATGTTGCTGTTTCAGTAGCATCAATTAAAATACCCATTGCACTCATTTGATTCTGATACTCTGTAGCTAATTTTGCAACTGTTCCGCCAATAACTGATGAGAATGCCTCAAATGCTGCCTTTTCTTCATCAGTGCCACTAACTGCGGCTGCTTGCATATCAACATACTTTGTTTTTAGTGCATTGACTTGACTTAGATAACCTGTTTCTAACTCATACATCTTAGCTTTACGGTTGGCTTCAGTCTCATCCATACCTATCAATGTATTCTGAAAGCCTAACTGTCTTTGTAGTTCTGCACTTTGTTCAGCATAAGCTCTAACAGCTTTATCAGCCTCTAAACCTTGACCACGTTGAGCATCAACTATTTTCTTAGTCATTTCTGCTGTTTTATATTTCTGTTGTAGTAGTTTATTTTCTCTATCTACTTCAGATTGGTCTAAAAACTGTGGCCCTTTACGAGCATCTTCCATTAACTTAGCGTACCATTTTAATCCAGGTATAAAGCCTATTACTTTTTCCATACCAATTGCAATGGCAGTAAAGAAGCTTTCGATATAATTAGTTTTTAAAAATCTCTTTTCAAGTAAGTCAAACACTTCTACGACTGAATATATAATTAATGCAACGTTTGCGAATCTACCGAACATTCTAAGTAGATTAAAAACCACTGCCATTATATTGCTAATAATTCCACTAAGCTTGCCACCTGCCATACCAAATAAGCCTAGTGCGGCTGCGGCCTCTATTCCTATTAAGCCAATATTTTTTACTAGTAAAGCCGCTTGACCGCCTATTTGATGAAACTGATTGCCAAATTCTTTGAGCAGTCCTACAGATTTAGCTAGACCAGGAGTTAACTTCTTTGCAAATACTGCGTCTCCGATCGCTTGAAGAACAGAAAAGCCTTTAGTAAATATTACAACTGCTGTTGTAACTGCCGCAAGAATTTTAATCAGTGAAGTAAATTCTTGTACAGTTACGTTAATACTAGCTACTACTTTTGCTATAGGCTCTAATACATTTAATAGTGCTGATTGAAAATTATTAAAGTTAGCCGCCAAAGCCTTTTGTGCGTCAGCCGCCGCATTGATAGCAGATATGTTTGCGCCGCCACCACCGCCTGCGCCCATCTGACCTGCAACTTGTCTTACGTCAATGTCTTTGAAGTTCTTGCCTAGCATCTTAACTGCTAACGCATTGCGAGTAGCGGCATCTTCAATCTGTGCTAGACCTTGAATTGTTTTCTTAAAAACATCTTCATTGCTTAATGTAGCTAAGTCTTGTAATGTAACGCCTACCTTAGCTAATTCAACTTGTGCTCCTGCAGAACCATCTTTAGCTTCTTTTAATCCTGCAACAAAATCAATAACATCGCCAACAGCTTTATTGGCATCGCCACCAGCAGTACCTACAGCATTTGAAAATGCGTTAATTGAACTAATAGCAATGCCAGTAGCATTGCTTGCCTGTTGCATACCACGTGCAAAGTCTAACGTACTGTTAACTAGATTAGCAAATGCTATACCTGCAACTGCTTGTTTTAATTTGCCAAAAGTATCTGTGATTGTTTTAGTTTGCTTATCTAATGTTTTAAAACCAGTGTTAATCTTATTAACTTCAGTTTCAATTTTCTTAAGCGAGGTGACGGCACCACTAGAGTTTACTGTGACTGTATAACTTAAATCTGCCATCTTACTTTCCTTTTATTATCTGCGTCATACGCTTTTTTATAAATTCTTCTGTTGGCTTAGTCATACCATCAGGTGCTTGTCTACTAAAACCTTCGTCAAGTTTCTGTGCATAATTATAACCTGCAACAATTTTGTTACCACTTAATCTTGTCTTACGTCTTGCGTTGCCACTGCGAATAGGTGTATCTTTTACGAACTCTTTATAAGCTTCACGTGGAAGCTTATCAATCTGTAGCAATATATTGTCTATGCTTTTAGTAATCTTGTCTTTTATCTTTACAGACATTATTATTCCTTATTCTTATTCAGTAGCGTCAATAATTCATCTTGCGTAAAATCAGGGATTGGGTCTCTGCCATTGTTCATCTGTTTCTTGTGATGATAGTTTTCAAATGTCATTGCCGCATCCATAATATACAAATCGAATGTGTTACTTCTACCTAAGACTTCACTAGGTAGCATTCCATAACGCTTACCTAATCCGTCTATAGTCAGTATCAACGCCATCTTTTCAGATTTAGGATCAATACTGTCTTGCGTTACTTTCCCAATATTTCAGTCACCTTACTAATTGCTTTCATCAATATATGAGTAGGTAACATCTCATCGTCTTTGAGAATTTCTTTACCTCTTTCATCTAATATTAATGTGCGAACGATGCCGATAATATTACCTGTATCATTACCTGTTGCGTTTGCAAGCTTCATAAACACATCCATAGGTTGACGATCCCAAGTCCAGAATTCGATTGCTTCACCGAACTCTTTGATGGTATCTTCATCATCGATATGAATGTCTATTAGTTGGGGTTTTGCTGTAAGCTGTGAGAGTTTCATTTGTTATATCCTTTTAAATTATTGTAATGTATTTATTCGTTATCTGTTAGTTCTTCTAATAGTTGATTTAGAAGTGCTAAACGAAATGCTTGTTTTGCTTTTAGTTGTTTGACTGTTGCCATCATATTGTCTAACATAGGCATCATCTTTGCTTCATCTGCAATAAGACTACGCAACTTTTCTTCATTTGTTTTATACCATACTTGTTCTGTCATTTGTTTTCCTTATAAAAAAGGGGATACCTTTTGAGTATCCCCAGTCTTCCCATCTATATTAAGATTAAGGGTTCTGGTTTGAAACCATAGAACCATTGACAGCTAATGTCATTGGTGTCACCCATACAGGTGCATCAGGACTTGCTGTTGGTGCTAATGAAGAAATAAATCCTTGACCAGCGTAGTAGTAAGCGTTAGCAGTAGCATTACCGCCATTGATTACCATTTTGAATTGCAAAGGTATCTTGTTGATACTCAAATCACTGATGCCATAGAAGGCAGCACTGTTTGCAGTAGCTCCACTGTTACCAAAGAAAACTTCACCGTCAATAACCATATTCACAGAAATCTCATTGTCCGCCGGTGTTGTTAACTTATACATATCTGTAGAACAGAAGTCGATGTATGAGTATACTCCAGTAGAGTTTGTGATTGTTACGTCCTGTAAACAAGTAACTGCTAATGTGTTTGCAATGTTGCCCCAGTTAGCACTGTTGCTAATGAGGTCTGTACTTACCAATAGTGTTGGTTGAGTACCTGATGTGTTAACTGTAATTCTTGCCATTTTAGTCTCCTTGTATGTTGGCGTTATGTATTAAATTCCATTCGTAGCATTCTGAATGTCCAGGTATGCTTTTCTGCTTGTGTTGGTCCATACGTTCGAACCTGTTCAAAATCTCTTTCAAAGTATCCATCCATTAATTGAACGCCGTCATCTTTGACAGCAGTAACTAAGTTTGCAATGATACTGTTAACAGCAACATTGTATGGATCGTCTTGATAAGAAATATATGTTATATTAAATTCATCGTATGCGTGATATATTGAACCACAATATTGTATTCCAAGTTGATGAGGATTTCTACTGACCATATGAACGTCACTTATGTAGATACCATATCTTACAACTTCACTATCACTAGGGAAGTCTTCAAAGATTGGTATGTTCCACAGTGTAGGTATGTCTCGTCTAACAACTGCAAATATTTCACTCTGCGTAACTGTTGGACTGTTCAATACACTATAAGTGACTTCAGCCATTAGAAATATCTCCTATCACCATTGAAGTAATCAACATCTGCTGTCCAATTTTCTTCAAGTTTTGTCGTTGGGCCTTGTGGACTATCCATATATAAATCATAGAAGTTCATCAACTGCAACGCTTTTGTCCATTCATCTTCACATCGCTTTTTAGCAAAGTTGTAATTCTGAACATCAACCTCATTCATATTAGACACATCGGTTACTAGACTTTCATAGAAAACTAGTATTGCACCGAATGTGTCTAAGCGAATTAATGTTTGGTCACTCTTAATGAGTAGACTTGGATTGAAACTTGATATCAATTGACCGTCCGGCAAATTAGCATAATAGTAAGCACCTAACACTGTGTCGCAGTATTTCTGCCACCATCCGAACTCTAACTTATAAAGCCACTCTTGTGAACCGACCTTAAAGTATGGAGCCCAATCAACACTAAGAGCAGCCGCTCTGCGTTCCGCTGCCGGATCGTAGAACTGAATGTCCTCTACTGTTGCATTTGATATACGTTGATATGGTACTGACATATTATATTATTCCTAGACTTAATTCAAATTAGTTTTGAAGGATGTTAATAGCTCCGCCTCTACGCAAGTCACCAACGCCAGAACCGAAGTATCCAACACCAGTTAACCAAATCTGCAAGCCACCTGGGATTTCACCAGTTTTAAGTTGCAAGCCTTCTTTCATTACTGTAAAGATTGCGCTATCGCCCATATAAGCACCAACTAGTACTGGCAATGAAGCTTGACCTACAACAGTACGTGTAGCACTTTGCAAGAATGTTGTAAACATAATCATACAACCGTATACTGATTCGATACGACCTGTTGTTAGTAACTCATTACCAAGAGCAGATAGGTTAGAACCACCACTTTGTGATACTGCACCACCAGTTAGTTCAGCTAACAAACGATTCAAACTAGAACCAACTTGTCCACCAGTGTAACCTGCTTGTGTCTGTGCATCGCCATTAGAATCTAAAACGATAACTGGTGTGCCAGGCATACGAGCTACTTTAAAGTTCTGCTTGATTAAACGAACACTATCTAAAATAGTATTTGATGTGAAACCATCAGTCCAAGTACCACTAGTGTTAGTAGCACCGATAATTTCCATAGCACCTAATTGCAAGACACGATCAAATCCGTCTGCACTTGTTGCGTAGTATGTATTACCAGGAGTTGCTTTGAATGATAAGAACGCCGCTGTTACACGTTGGTCAACCTTCTCTGCAAAACTCTCGCCAAGTTCAGCACCTAATGTAGCTGCCAATGTGAAGGACGTGGTCCAACCATAAAAAATATCAAAGGCGGTTTGTGCAACTGCTGGAGTTGCTGTAATTGTACCTTGACCCAATGCAGGATTCTGTACAACTGCGTTACCTGCACCATATGTACCACCAGTACCATTAGGATTATAATCCTGATACGTGATAGGAGCAAAGTTAGGAACTAAGAATGTTTGACCCTGTGTAGGAGCAACAACATTAGTAAAGTTAACTAAACCGTTTGATTCGTGCATAGCACGTAGAGCGAAATTTGAAATAGCCGTAGTGAAACCATCACCTTCGTTATTTGCACCACCGAGAACATAAGCCATAATATTTTCCTTAAATTAAATTTGTTGGCATCAGAGTATTTTGCGACTTGAACTAGATACACTTGCTGATACGCCTAGACCTTTTAAGCCTACGCCTTTACCTAAACCATTCTTGTTAGCCCACGCATTGAATGCGGCCGGGTCACGTGAATAGTCTGGTATGGTTTCTTCTAACGCACCAGTAAAACTACTTTGTCCAGGTCTTAAACCGGATCCAGAATTGGAATTACTCTGTCTTAATAACTTAGGATTACCCTGAGCTACTTCTTGTACCAATCCCTGGATTGTAAGTGGCATACCATCACTACCATAACGTTCTTGACCTTTTTGATTGACGATAGCATAAGTGCCATCATCGTTCCATTGAATATTGTTTTTAACTTTATTCAATGCATAATCAATCAAATCTGTGTCGAACTTGTCACCCATTGCTCGCTGAATATCGCTATCAAGTTCCTTCTCACGCAATGCTTGCTCTTTACGTGCAAGATTTTGTGATAGTTCATTGAAACGTTCGTGCAAGTCGTTAGTTGTTACTCGTCCTGAACTTTGCTGTACTTTTGGTTGCTCCACTGGCTGTGCGTTGCCAACGAGTTGTTGAGCAGATGTTCTAGCAACATAAGCAAGAGCATCTTCTACACTAGTAAAGTTCGTGCCACTAGCATTGCTAAGTGCAGTCAATAAACTTTGTGTAGTACTCTTACGAATAGCACCAGGATTTACCTGTTCTTCGCCACCTTCTTGCCCTGGGGCTGACTGGTTTGCATTAGTCTGGCTGTCGTTGCCAACGAAAGATTTTTGATCCATTTAATTTTTTCCTGATTTTACGTTATCACCGAGTTTGTATTGTATTTATTACAATTAGTCTATAGGTAGTATTATCTACCTGCAGTACCACCTAGCAATAATGCAGGTGCTACTTGATTTGTGTAGTATGTTACGCCTACGTCTGTTACTGGAGTACCGGCGCCACCTAGTATACTTGTGTTATCTGATTCGCCATTTTCGTTATCGTATTCAGCTTCTTCTTTACCATCTTCTTCACCATAGTTTTCGTGTTCCGGTATCATACTAGCTTCTAAATCTCTGCTCAATACTTCATCGTTTTCTTGTGTCATCAAAGCTTTCAAGCCACTATCAGGAATAGTGTTGATGTAAACGTTTTCATATTCTGGTATTGCTTCTGCAGGACTTAGCATTGCAATAATCTCTTTTGTGATTAGTGCTTTAACGATCTCATTCTCACCAACCATTTCGTTAGCAGATTTAATCAATGCCATACGATAGTTTGTATCGTGCGCTTCATAGTCAGTATTGTAATGTACTTCACCTGCCCAACGCTGATCCATAAATCGTGCGGCATAAGTGTAAATCATTTCTTCTGTAACTTCCATCAACCTAGCTTTACTCTTAGCTAATCTGTGTAGTTGTTTGCGTTCTTCAATGATAGCAACGCCACTAGCGATTTGGTTCTTACTTGTGCGTAAGCCACCTAATCCTGTCAATGCTTCTATCTGTTCTAATAAATTATCTTGTGTGCGAATGATTGCGTCTACGTCACCAGTGTCAATTGGTATAGCTTCAATCTGTCCTTCATTAGCACGAACAATAGCACCAGCGTGTACTGGTACGCTAATGCCTTTATCTGCACGAATGATGGTGTGTGCGAATTGTAATGCTGTATACTTTTCGCATTCTAGTTTATAGTATTCTTTTTGTGCGTCTGTTGCGCTATCGATATCGCTTACGCCACACTCCATTGTTCTAGGATCTCTACGACCATATGCAATGAATACCGGTACGCTCATACCAGGTGGGAACTGACCTTCGCCAATCTTTTTAGCTGGTAGATTTTCTTTACCAGGACCCTTTTCTACTTCATAGCTTTCCCAATAGCTTGGAGTTGTTGCATCGCCCAAATGATAGCATTTGATATAGTAACAATCTGTTTCTTCCATCTCTTTGATTTTAACATATTTGAGCAGTGGTCGACCACCGTAGTAGTCGAACTCCCAGTCCCATACATCCAATGGGCTAATGGCACACACATATGGTCTGCCAAGATTCCCTTCTGTTGCTTGGGGCATATCGACTGCGACCCAACAGTGCCCAAATATACTTGTTAAATCTCCTACACCTTCCATAAAGCCGTTCATACTACGATTAGTTAAATCAGCATCTAATTGAAATAGATCGATCCACTCATTATTCTCAGGAGCTATAGCTTTACCTTGTGGTGTACAGAATTGTAAATTGCGTTTGATGCCTGGCTCAAACAATACATCATTGATAGTGTCAACAATATAACGACAGATAGGTTGTGCTACTGTGTTAGCTACTAAGTCTAGATAGAGTGTGCTATCTTCGCTTGGCCTTTTCTTACGAACATACTGCTTAAAGCTGATGCCCCCAAGATATGCATATTGATAAGATAACATCTGCAAATAGATGTTATCGTACACTGGATTGCGTTTTAGTAAATCACTGTTATTGTACATTGTTTTGTCTCTTTATATTGCCTAAGGCGAAATCTGTTGATATAGGTGCATAATGTATTTATGCTTACGGCTTTTGTTTGCACTTATCACCGTGAAATCTTGCATAGCTGTTATTCGGTATTGATCGACTACAATGAACGCAAGTTGTGCGAGGTTGTTTCTTACCTGTCATTCCATATGATGCTCCACCCCAAGGGTTATGACGATTTTTTCGTATCATATCATCTGTATTTTGTTGATGTGTACCTAGGCTTAGATGTTTAGGATTGCAACAGATAGGGTTATCACAACTATGCAACACTAACATACCTTGAGGTATTTTACTATTGTGTTCTTCATAACTTACACGATGAGTAGTTCGCATCTTCTTGCCATCACGTATCATTCCATAACCAATATTGTTCTTACCGCCTTGAAACTCCCAACAGTCAGTCACTTGATTAACTACAACTTTACGTAATAGTCTGTCGATTAGTGGTCCACAATCTCCTGCGTGTCTGCCCATATTAACTCCACACCATATGTTCTTCGTCTTGCTCACCATTCATAATTTCTTCCCAACTTGGTCCGCCAGGATATAATGGACTCTCAGGCATATGCTCTAAGCCAGGCTGATTCTGTCTAGTGTACTTGCTATCAGTATTCACGTACTCAGGAATACCTAATGTATTTTCGTGTTGTATAGGGAACAGATAGTGTATGCCATATCTTATGCAGTCACCTAAGCCGTCTATGTGTGCGTATCTACTCTCGGTATACTTTACTAACTTCTTACGACTGCCATCTTCAAAATGATACGTTTGCATTGCTTCTAATAAGAATTTATCGTCTGGTTGAATTACTAAACCACCACGATTGATGAATGCATTGCTTGTGTTGTCTGTGTCAGTGATGAGAGGGTTACTCTTGCGTGTATTGACAATCGTAAAGCCATACTTCTCTAATATTATTCTGTCTGTTACGCCAAAGGGACTTGTAGTATCTCTGTTCACTTGCGTGCCTGACATATCTATGATGCTGTTTATTCTACGTTTAGGAAAGTCTTCACGAATGGCACTCGCAATACCTTCTGTACTGCAATCAGGTATCGCATAACTTTTTAGTATCTCTATCGTGCCATCTTTGTGCCCACTCTTTTTAACTTGAGCAACAGTGGCGCACATAACCCTTTTATTAAAATCGTGGAATGTATATAGATCGCCACCGTAATCTTTTACTTCACGTGTATATTTGTGTTTGTCCCACGTGTAAAAGAACGCATCACTAACAGATTCCCACTGACACATATAGTCTTGGTTAAACTTTAATGGACTGATGATACGTTTCTGCTCATCAATAAACTCTTTGCTACCACTACGCATTTGCAGGTAGTTGTAATGACGTACAACATACTTCTCAGGGTTCTCTAATGCTAATGTGAATAGATCGTGTAATGGTCCTGTGCCGTTAGGGGTTGATATCACAATCAATCTACCTTGCGTATCAGCTTGACCAACACGAGGACGCAAACGATTTGTTATCTCTTGCAGTGTATCTTGCGTATATAATGCGGCTTCGTCAGCTACCCAAACGCCTACGTTTAAGCCTCGTAGATTTTCACGTTGTTCTGCGCTTTTACAGCGTATGAATACGCCATTAGGAAACTTGATTGTCAGTTCACTGTTGTTAATATCTTTACCATCAACTAATCCAAAGTGATTGATACAACTATGCTTGAGAGGTTCCCAAATCAAACTCTTAATCATCTGTCCTGTTGGCGCACTATAGATTATATCTTTTCCTTTGTGAAAGCGAGGGTCACTTGCAAACAGTGGCAGTGCGATTGCCGCGAGGAATGTCTTACCACTACCAACAGGTACAATGTCTACACAATGTTTATCTGTGGATAACCAATCTGCGAGGATAGTTTTTTGCTCGCCATACAAAGGAATCTCTATGTTGTTCATTTAGTCGATATAATCTTTGGCAGATTGTTTTGCCAATCACTTAGTTCAACAGTGGGGAACGTAAAGTTATTGTGCATACTCTGACCTAGTGTAGTCACATCTAATTCTTGCTTATCTGCAACGACCTTATTCAATATCATACTCTGATACTTCTGTAACAAATGTTTGTCATCGCCCATTCTAGCCATATGGTAATCTTCTGCAAAGCCTTCGGCAAAAGGCTTATCAGCGTTTTCTATTGCGGCTAATATTGTTTGGGCACTAAGCTTTTGTGTTGAACCCTTCTTGCGTCCACCACCAGGTCTTGCGCCGCCTCTGCCACTCTTTTTAACTTCATCCATTTAATCTCTCCTTAAGTAGTTCTGCTACTTGATAATATCGATGCATCTTTGGCATCGAATCGTTTACTTTTTGTATCTCTAACACTTCTTCTAACGTACCTTTAGTTATGATATCTTCAATGGTACGAAAACGACTATCGCAATAGCAATAGCCTAAAAATACTTTACGATTCATTTGCCTAGTCGTGCTACAAATGCTTCTTCAAGTATTGCTAACTTAGGATGATCCTTTGCATTGTCGTGTAATGTCTTACGCAAATCAGTAACGATCTCTACACTATCGTTACGAATCATTTGCAGATATACTCTGACTATGCCGGGGTTATTCAAGCGTTCACGTATTGTTAACATCTTTTTTCTTCCTTACGATTATTCGTTTTGGTTTTTGCGGTAACGTTACTGTAACCTGCGTACCGCTAGGTAGATCGGGCAATAGTATGTCGCCTTGTGGCTTTCTACCGAACGCTAACTTAATCTTGTCCCATATATTTTTCATATATAAACCTTTTCGTAATCTTCTACATTATCAGTTTCATCAAGACCATCCCAATAACTGCCATCACTCTTTAGTCGGTACTTCAATGAACCAAATACGCTGAGGAACTTTTGATTCTTTGCGCCCCATTGTTTAGTAAGCTCTGTGAACCTATCACTGCCTAGCATAATCTGTAGTTGCGTCTTGCAATCTTCTGGAGAAGGATTGATATCGTGCTTAGTATCTTTAAGCGTATGCATAAAGCTTATGCATTGGTCAATCTCGTACTCATTCATAAATGGCGACAGCTCTGTTACCATCTTGTCAAAGTTCTTTATGTGCCCTACATAAAAGGGCTTGTCAACTAATCCTTGAAACGTTGCCATCAGTGTATAATACTTTCTTGTGTTAAACCATCTAGTCTTTCGTTAACGTCAATGTTAATCTTACCTTTAAGCTCATCAGTTAAACCTGCTTTATATTCTTTTAAATAGTTCTCTTGCTGTAATGCACCTAGGAACTGATGTATAGTTCTTAAGCCTAATATCTTCATCTCAAAGATTTGTCTATTGTCGTCACTAAGGTCGTCAACGTTCATATTCATCATTGCTTCTATAGACACCTCAATGTCTTTGACCAATGGATCGACAGTAACGACCAACTGCTCGTCATTATCTCTGTATAGTTTGTATGTATATTCAATCATTTGTTTGTTTCTTCTTATTTGTATTTAGTTCTTTGCAAGTGTTTGGATGCTTAACTACTGTGGCTGCAAATTTAAGTGCAGTGTTACAGTGTTGACACTTCCAGGCCGCGAACTCCCATTCACGAAGCTTAACGTTATATTTTTGTATAACGCTAATATTAATATCGCTAGGAAATTTGTTATGCTGAAGATGCAGTTGACGAGGATTGTATTTCATCAACTATATATCGTTCGGCCATTTCTAGTTCCTTGCGTCTGTACCAACTCTTACGCATATTGTCTTTATGCTCTTGACTTTTAGGCACGCCTAATTTTGCATCACGCATCTTTTGTTTTTGTTCAGGACTTTTTGGTACGCCGAGACAAGCTCTACGCACACCTTCTGCAACGTTGCATAATGCTTCAGCACTATGTGGACCTGTGCCACGAATCCATTCTGTAAAGCCTTCATCAGCATTGGGAACAGTTTCATTCAGTTCAAAGCGTTTAATGTATTTGACATTGTTTTGATCGTAACGGTGATATCTCATATAACTTTTCGTTTTCATATATGTATTTAAGTTTCTATAATGTATTTGAATTTTTTTGTTTGTTTTTCAGTCGTTAAGCAATTAAGCAGGGGGTCACACAAATATAAAAATATATAATAATATACATTAAAATCTCGTTTGTGTGACCCCTTGCTTATTTGCTTAATGTACCCCTAATTTGAGCTATTTCTGCGCTGTTTATAGCTAGAATGCACTTTATGTATAAGCAAATAACTATCTTAAGCACTTGCTTTAGCACTCACTTTTGCTTAAGGCAAATAGAGACTTTTGTACCATTACGCACGATATCGATTAAGTCTCTAGACTCCAATTCCAATAAAACCTTATCTCTATCTGCTATGCTCATCTCTCTGTATTGATTAGGACCGAAATTATTCAGTATTGCTTTTGTGACTTCACTGTTAAGATATTTTCTTACTAAGAAGTCGTGGACCTTTTTACTGCACTCAACAACTTCGTTGATTTTGATAGTACCATCAATCGTCAGGTTCATACGTTGATCGATGAAGTAATACATTAGACCTACTGCACATTTGGCATCACGTTCGTCTACACAATCTTTCTTATCGAACAAACTGAGTACAGTAGCTAAACGAATGCAATGCTCATACGCACGACTGATAAAGTTGTGATACTCTACATATGTTTCATCATCCATCTTATCAACCATATCGTTGTAGAAGTCTTGCAATACATATCTAGTGTTATCACTCATACACCAAGGATGCACATCAAGCACTAAGATGTTTTTATCTTTGGTTTCTTGCTGTATCAAACTCTTACGTATCGAGAATAAGTCTTTACCTTTAGGTTTATTTTGATTTGCATCAACTGACGCTAAAAGTTCGTAAACTCTGTCATTGAACGGTATTAAGTCGTCTACTGTCGTCTTCTTCTTCGATCTTCCGAGGTCACTGAAATCTGCTGTTTTCTTGCTTATTTTCTCACTTTGAGTGATAAGCATACGATTAGTGAAACCTTGATCCTTAAACTGACTATTAACGAAAAAACCCGCTAACTGTTGCTGTAACATAAACAATGCAGTAGTTCGTTTGCCACTCGTAACGATATCTTCGATACCAGTAAGCTTATCGATTTGCTCTCCACTCCATAATCTACTCAATGCAGATACAAGTTCTATGCTAGTGGTTGGGTCTTTGAATGCGTGACTGTTAAAAAACTCAGCCGCATCACTGTTAAAGATACCGAAATGTGGTACGCCTTTGAGTGCATTGAGAATACCATTCAATGTAAACTTACCAGCCATATAACGTGCTGTTCTTGGATACTTTGGCTTTTCTATTCTAGTGAATGGTGTAAGTGGTGCAGTCATTCCTGGAATAACAAGTGGATTGATTTTCTCTTTTGCTTTGTCTTTGATTGCACTCTCATACTTTTTAATATCAATTTGATATTGAGTTTCTGCATCTTCTGCTGTTTCACGTTGCTCAAGTTCAAAACGTCTTGCGCCTTCTAACACACTGTCGCTGATACTTGTTTTCAGTCCGCCTGAAGGTACTAACACACAGAAGTAGTTACTGATGGCACACTTTTCCCACATCTCTGGATTGCCATCACTTAATCCTTGAGTAGCAAAACTAGCTACTGCTAATGTGACTGGTAAGGTAATCTCGTCAGTTGCATTAGTTGTTTCAGTCAGTGCAGTCATTGTGTTTTTGATAATGTCGGGAAGTAGTTCCCTGATTTGTTTGTCTAGCATTTAGCTCCTATTGAATTGTTTAATCAGTGATTTGACTGACTGTTGTTTTTTAAGACCACCACGATCTTTAATCATTTTGATAACTGTGCCAATTGTTATCTTCTTACCATTGTTGCTACTACGATAAAACTTTCTATATTCACCCTCTTTGTTTTCTGGATAATGATACTTCATAACAGCTATACCATCACTAGTACCTAACTCATTGCAGAACGCCCAAGTTACACGTATCCAAGTATCATAATCTAATGTTGGATAATAGTTCTTAAGTTGTTCTGCCAAGTCTGTGATTTCGTCATCATTCAGTTTTGGTCGTTCAGAGGGTTCTCTGTCATAGATTGGCATATCATCTAACAATAGTTCTAACCAATGACTTAGTATGTCGTCGGGTAGTTGTCTAAGTTGTGTAGTGCTAGGACTGTTGATCCAGAAGTATTGACGGCCGTCATTCAGTTTACTTGGTGGCATAACACTTTGTCCGCCCCAACGAAACTCTAAACTGTTTGTAACTTTGCGTTTAAGCACATCCCAATATTCACTAGGTATAGTGAATGCCGCTTGACAGCGATACTCTTTACCACTAGACCACATAATCGTATTGAGACTATCTATAGGATGTTGTGGAAACGTTTGTGTCCAGTAATCAATAGCTTGCTCACCATCAAAGTCAATAGCACACGTACCATTACTATGTTGTCCAAGTTGCAGTCCTATGTTATTAGATACAACTTGACTAAGATGTAGTGGAGTGTTCTGCCAGTTATTAGGATATGGTTTCTTATCGCCATTAGTGACGTTAGTATAACGCCAATCAGTCATTAAGCTTAGTTCATAATCCGTCATCGCCCATTACTTTCATTTCTTCTGTGATAAGTTCCATTTGTCTGTACCATAAGTCACTCATCTTATCGTCCCTCAGTTCGATGTACATATCGTATTGTTCAGTTGCTCTCATTAGTTCTTGATGCAAACTCATAATGTTATTCATTGATAAATCCTTATTCATATTAGTGTTCAAAACTTCCATTTGGGTATTCATCATTCCACTCTTTATATTGACAGATGCGATAAACATCTTCGTATAGTTCGTGAAACTCAATCAACACCTGTTCGTGATTTAGATGAGTGCAATCCAACACAACACAGTTGTTGATTGTGATGTATCTATTTTTGACTTCTTCTAAGTATGCCTCATCTCTTACAAATAATGCGAGTACCAGTCGATTGTCTATATCGTCAAAGTACACCCATACTTTTATAAAATGTGTATTAGTTAGTTGTCCGTCACTTGTACCAACATTATTAAACTCTTCCCAATCGCTGTAATAGCGGCCAGGACTCGATTCAAAATATTCGGTAATAATGTCTCGGACCTTTTGTGGATACATTGGTCCGTATTTTAATATGTCATAGGTTTGTTTTTGTGTCATTTGTTAGTTGGTTGATGTAAGTTGTGTATGCTTCAGTTGTTGCTAAGTCATACACGCGGTCCTGTCCGGCGATATCTTCCAATCGCCAAAACGGAACAATGTCCGCTAACGCATAATAGAAGTGCGCTTCGCTAAACTCGGTGAAGTTGTTTGCTACAACATACTTGTCAAGTAGTATTGTCTCAATGTTAGATAGTGTAGTCATTTTATCTTTCTATAATGTATTTATACAGTGTAGCATACACTAAAAAGAAATAGCAACGTTTTTGTGCAAAAAATATTAGAGTCTAGACTCTAAAATAGTTGTTGACAGTAAATACATTGTGTGCTATAGTCAATATGTTTGCGTAATAATGCGTAGACATTTTGACATTATTATTATGAAAGAGTCTATTATGACAGAAAAAGTATATAGAGTTGCGGGAATAGCGACAGATAAACGAGGTAATACCAGAGTTAGATATTCTAATGAGTTAGATAATCGTATTAAAGTATTAACTAGAGATAGTTTCACTAATATCAATCTAATAGAGTTAGATGATGAATATGAGAAGTTTGAGATATGTCAGTTATTATTATCAGATAATCGATTTACTGATTATACTGATATTATTAATAATGAGTTAAATCGTCTTAATAGAATATCTGACGATTATTCAGTTAAACTGCTCAAAAAACAGCGCAAGTTAGCACTTGCTAACATAAGTGCTACTGATATATTAGAACTAATCAAATAAGCAGTATAGCACAGATTTGACAGTAAATCAAGTCTGTGCTACAATGTATTTTCTTTCAACAAAACGGAGTTTTTTATGTTTTCTCAAAAATACTATGACGAAGCTACTATTGAAGAACTTGCAATAGTTATTCGCAAACTTTCATATTCTATTGAAAATAATGCTGATGACTTAGACGAAGTTTATGATTATAGCAATAGTTTGTGTAATATTGCTGATGCACTTCACAGAAAAATAACTGAGTTAGTGTTGTAATAATACAACAAAGCACAGATTTGACAGTAAATCAAGTCTGTGCTATAATATTTACTTCTAAACAACTTTAAGAGACTTTATATGAGAGTAACTTTTTCATATCACGCAATCGACAGAATGCGTACCAGAATGAATGTTCGCATTCGCACTACTGACAGCTTAGACATTTCTGATAGCTTTGTCGAAGTTCGTAAATATTTTCACACTAAGTATAAGTGCGAAGTGTCTAACTTTGTAAGCAAAGACGTTTCCCTCAAAACAGTGTTAGTAGTGAATAAGCAAAAACGTGAAGTTTTGACTGCTATGAATGACGGCGTTGTCGTTGATGACGCATTACGACAGTTAAGCAAAGTTCGCTAAACTCTATAGCATAGAAGTTGACGATAAATCACTTCTATGCTATAATACATTTTCTTTCAACAAAACGGAGTTTTTTATGACTTACAATGCAAAATATACAATGCCAAGAAATACAGTAAAAGCTGACACTTGGAGCGTCCAAATGCAAAACGAAGCATCTACTGAAACAATCACGTTAAACTGTGACTTAACAATAAACCAAGAAAAGTTTATTGCATTGACAGAAAAACTTGCAGAGTTTTTGC